CACTTGTTATATACTTTATATCTTTATATTTTATACCATTCATGCTATATTTTAAAGCACGAACAGTATTTAAATCTGTGCCAACTCCATCTATTGCTGCTAATGTAACATTATCCAAACTTATCATTGTATTTTTGTCCAAGATTTTTTATAAATGTGATCAACATAATCAAAATTTGGATGTTGATGAGTTCCGTTAGGAAGTATTCTAGAATACATAAACAGTTTTGCTTTTGTGTCTAGGACTTCTACCAGATAACAAAAAGCAGATTCTATAGAGTGTATCTCTGATGCATTTTCAAACAACCAACAATAGTCAAAAATATGACAAGGTTGGCCATCATTATAAATTATTTTTTTATCTGTATTTACACTCACGGGTCTTTCTAGCATATTTGGAGGAGATGCAAACAAATTATTAACAAATACAAATTCTTCTCCATCTTGAATTTCATATTTTTCTTTTAATTGTTTTTCTCTGGTTTTATCTCTATTAAATTTAAAATACTTTTCCCAATTATTAGAGTTCAATCCTAATAATGGATATTTTGCTTTCATTCCAGGATAACCAGGAGCGTATTTAAACGGAATCCACAAAACTTCTGCTCCATCTATTTCGTATTGGCACAATCCTTTTTCATCTTTTGTATATACGTCTTTAAATTCAAAATCTGTAGTTTCATCTACGATTACTAAATTTGGATGCATAATATATTTTGAAAGATACGCAAAATTACTTTGAACTGGCCATATAACTTTATATCCATTATTAATTAAAGTTTTAGCTGCCTTTTGTAAGAAAAAAATATCTCCTAATCCAGCTTCTTGTTTTATCACTGCGTATTTCAATGCGACTTCTCCTCTTTAAGAAAGGATCCTGTTGATTCATTTATTTTTTGTTTACACTTAAAACGTATTGTATTTGTTTTATATACAGATCTTGCAAGATCTATAAATTCAGCATCAAATTCTTGTTTATGTTCTTTAGCTCGTATATCGTCTTCTATTTTCCATAGAGTTTTATTTACTTCAAATAGTTCGTTGATAAGGTCTTGATTAAGATTAAGAGAATGTATTAAAGGGAATAACTCATTTAATTCATTCTTAATATTTTTATTTTTTTCTGGATCAATTATTTTTTTATCCTTTATTAAAAGGATAGTGTATTTGTCCACTAGCTCTCCATTAGAAACTTCAACTTTCATATGTTCTCCTTAATAAGTCTATACACCATATCATCTGCTCCTTCTAAAGAATACAGTCTTTGGAGATTATCTTTTATGGCTTCCATTTTAGAATAGTATAACTCTGGTGTAAGGCTATTAATATCAAATTTATTGTCTAAAATAATAATGCCATTAGTATTAAAATAATCTCCTATATTAGATGGACCCCAATATACAGGTATTACTCCGTTAGCAAAACAGTCTGTTATTTTTTCGGTGTAATACGTATCGTATTTGTCGTTCTCTGTTACTATAGAAAACATATAGTCTACTAATGCTTCATCTTTATTGTGCCATTTACGGTTTAAATCTGTAGACATTCCTATTTTTTTAGTACCAAATGCTCCACCATATAAGTCAATTTTATCTTTATATTTTGCGGCAATACCATGTCTAAACGCGTGACCGGATGTTATTACTTTTGCTGAAGCAATCATCGATACTAGTTTTGTCTTATTGTGTATTTTGTATTGTTGTTCTTCTGTCCATGGAAGATTACTTCCAGCCAGACAGAATTCAAATTTAGGATTTAATTTTACTAGTTCTTTGTCTGATGTAAATATTTTTTTAATGTTTCCTCTAGTAAAAATTTCTTCATGATTGCTGTATAATACACGAGTAAGCTGTGGTACTATACTTCGTGATTCACATACCCAACCGTATCTGGTTTCATCTGGTTTTAATTCTATATTATTTAATACTGGCTGCAAAATAGCATTATCTAGTAATACTTTAACAGGGCAGTTTTCTACAGACCATCTAAATGTTTTAGGAGGTCTATTAGAATTAGAAGAATAATGATTCACTGGATCAAATGGTGATCCCAAACATTGTATAGAGTTCATACTATTATTTAGTTCCAGGACTTTGCCATGCTATAAGTTCTTCAGACATTCCTAGATTTTTTAATGATTCTTTTTTGGAATCAACATCAGCTAGACCCATAACAATAACAGACTGATCTGTTTCTTGACCAGGCCATGCACAATAATTTATATCTAAAAATTTCATATTAAAATCAGATTTTTGATGAAACGTGTGTAATATTCCTACCAAAGATTCGTGGTCAAACCATTGACCATTTTTTGCAGACTGTCGTGCCATAAAAGTCCATGTCTGTAAAAACTCCATTACTTTAGAATTAAAATCAAAATAGATTGGAGACGCTTTAGCACATATTATTTTTGCACAAGCACAAGCAACGGCTACATCGGTATTTCCATTGAATTGATCAAATACGTTTAAGCCTTTACGTACATCAGAATCTATATCTAGCCATACGATTGGCTTTTGTTTTTCTATTAATAGTTTATAGATAAAATCAGGTTTACTTAAACAATTTTTTTGATACGATCCTAACGATTGCTTTTCTCGTATATCGTACGGTACATTAAATTGTTCTAATTGTTTTTTTAACCTAACTGCATGGTCACTATAATAGGTAGAATTATTTAAATTACTATAAAAAGAAATCACTTCTGTTTTCATGGTTAAGAGTTTCCTATATGATATTTAGGCACTAACTGCCATTCTCCCTTTTCTTTGTGAGGAATAATTTTAAGTTGAGCTAAAGATAATTGAGGTTCTTTGTATTCTTCAGGATCTACAGCATCAACAAGACCCCAATCAACTAAAAGTTTTACAATGATATTTCTACGACCAATATCAGTTTCACTGATATCTGTTTCTAATCCATCAAGATCTAAAAGTTCTTTAAAATGCATAATAGCGTATCGACCACGTTTATGTAATATGTGGCAACTCTGATACAGCTTTTTTTCTTTCTTTGAAGAAACTCCCATACGTGTGAGAGTTTCTCTGACTTTCAAAAAATCATCTTTAGATTTTAAACGTACTTCTACACCCAATCCTTCAAAAATATCTTCGTTTTCTTCCATAATATTTCACTTTCATATATTATAAAAATATTTATGGAATTTGATTTTTATCTGGATTTGCCAATTCTAACAGAACTTTCCAATTATCTTCCGATATAAGTTCTGCTGCCTGTTTGGCTTTGGTGTGGGAATAGCCATATAAGATCTTTAAAGCGTCTATACGGTCATTAGTCTCGTCCTTAATCCATTTGCTGTATCGTTTACGTGCCCGTGCAGATATTCGAAGGAAGTCGTATTGGAGCTTTTTACCTAGACCGGGCAACCTATTCATTTCATTTGCTAGAAAGATGGTATCAGAAAAGTATGAAAGACCACGATTGGCTAAAAATGGATTATATTCTCGTTCACACCCCGGATCTTCATCCATAAGTGGAATTTTTGTCTGATTTATGGAATTTAGGAAATCAAACGGATTCATTCCTTGAACTCACAATTCATCATTAGTTCGACCATAAACGCACACAGATTGATCTCCTGATCGGCCACAAAAGCGGTCTTGTATTGATATTCGCCTATAATAACAACCGCCTGAGGAATGCTCTTGGGGTCTAGATGCTCATATAAGCCATCGTAGACCTTCCTAGACACGTCCTGAGGGCTATTGTCTAGGTTGTTGGCTACCCACTTACGAATCTCTGTAAAGTTCTTGACCTTCAAGAATCCCATGAGTTCTTTGATGTTAAGTTCTCCAGCCGTACTCAAAATTCCAATATCAATAACACCAGCTGCAGAGTATCGCTGGAGTTCGTTCAGGGTACGGCGAAAATCTGGAAAAAACTTGACCACTACCTTGGACAATACTTTTAAGTCGTATTTAATTCCTTCCTCGTCTAGGATGCCCTGACAACGGGCCAGGAACTGCTTGGCCAGTTCTGGTCGTTCTTTTGCGGGAAAGTTAAAGTCAATAACCGTGCAGCGAGAATGGATCGGCTCAATGATACGATTCTTGTAGTTACACGTCAGGATAAACCGGCAAGTCTTAGCAAACTCTTCAATAGCTCCACGAAGGGCTGGCTGAATACTCTGGGCGTTGGAGTAGTCAAACTCGTCCAGAATAACAATCTTCTGTTTAGCTCCTTCTGACAGAGATACTGTGCTGGCAAACTGTCTGATCTTGGTTCGTAGCGTATCGATATTACCGTCTTCAGAACAGTTGATCAGGATATAGTCTGCACCTAGTTGAGTACACAGAGCCTTGGCTACAGTAGTCTTACCCATGCCCGGTTTGCCTGCTAGGAGCAAATTCGGGCACTCTCCAGACTCCACAATAGCGTTAAATGTATCCTTGAGGTCTTGAGGAAGAACACAATGATCAATAATAGCCGGACGATACTTCTCAACAAGAAGTCCAATACTGTCGTTTGCGGTTAGCATATTATCCCTTGTAGGTGCTGCTGGCATCCATAGCCACCCAATATGTTAACGGACGGCTAGCATTGGTAAACTGACCAATCACGCTCTTAGACAGTGCAACGTGGTAATCCCCGTCCAGCATCTTCATGTTTTCCATCTTGAAGTTAAATGAGAACTCTGCTTCGTCCTTATTGTCACCGACTTCAATAGAGAATACATTACAGGTTGGATCCTTGAGATCCTTTACTACTGCAAGTACCTTATCGTCGTCAGACACAAAACACAGATCAGGATTTCCCAAAACTGCACCTGCTCGTTGTAATTCCTTGAAGTCGTCTGCGGTAAGATCAAACTCCACAGCCGATTCAATCTTTTTGATGCTCTTGGTAGGATACGACAGAAGCTTGGGATCGGAGTAATAATACTTTACGGTTGATCCACGAGTTCCTGTAATAGTCATGTACTTGTCTTGAAACGTAAACTCCGGCTCTTGAAACAGCGAGATTACACCTAGAAGCTTATTGAGATCCCAGATACCAAACTCGGTATCAAAAGATTCTTCAACCTCTACCTCTGCCATAATATTCTTTGTAGGAGACATTGTTGTAATTTTGGAACCGGGCTTTACGTACAGATTAGAATTAATACCACTGAAATTCTTAAGAATGTTCAGGGTGTCCTTAGAAATTGTTGTTGTCGCTTTAGTCATAATATAAAAGTCCTTTACTTATCAAATCGTTCAAAGTTTTCAAAATCTTCGCCATCAGATGTATGGCCGTGTCGTAAATCTTTTAACCAATTACTTTGATTGGGTTTACGGCCACGCTTTTTCTTTCGTCGGGCAGCAGCCTCTTTTTGTTCACGTCGCCAACGCTCATACTCTGATTCTGGTTCTGGGGTATACATCAAAATTCCTCTAGATGTGGCATAAGAGTCTTCAGTTTGTGATCAATAAAATACTGAAGCAGCTTATCTCTGCCCTTTCCTTTCTGTGATTCATAGGTTTCTAGAATACGATCTTGTAGATCTTGGGGTACATTACTCATATCAATCAATGTGCTATTACGAATATATTTTGGATTTTCATAAAACGAAGAAGATTCTGCGTCTGTCTTTAGTTGTGCAATACGCTTTTGTGTCATTGGCGTTTGTCGCTTACCGTCTTGTACAAAAGTGTCATCATCACTAAGAATATTAGGAATTCCATCACTGGAATCGCCTCCTAGAATGTGTTCAAAAAGTACTCCACGAGGATCTGAACACATAAGGTATTTATCTGTAGTAGGACTATACTGTTCCACATTAGGAAAAATTTGTAGCTGTTGAAAGTCCTTATCATTGGATACAATAAGAACCTTTTCGCTTTGTGAATACATCTTGCAAAGTGTGTAGATAATATCGTCTGCTTCAGCACCCTTTAGACGTATACTGGGATATGGAAATATATCCTTGATTTCTTCACGAAGAATGTCTAGCACATCAAAAACTGCCTTCCATTCGTCTTTCTTAGCTTCTTGTTGCTTTTTACGATTAGCCTTATAATAAGGAAAAATTTCTTTACGCCAATAGTTATTTCCATCATTACAGAGAATCATTTCTCCATATTGACGAAACTTTGTGCGGTATTTACGATACGTGTTCAGGACTGTGTGGCGAATGTAATCTTCATTCAAAGGTTCGCCGTCTTTAGATGCCTGAAAAATATTGGCCAGAATAATCTGGTTATTATCAATAAGTAACATAATTTAATTGTACTACATAAAAAACAAAAGTCAAAATAATTCTACCCATTGTTCAGAATCTGCATCAGAAATATATTTGTATAATTTTCCTGTATCCGAATTAAACCATTCATCTCCCGGAACAATACGCGATGGTGGAGTAGTTCCGGAAAAATACGTGACAGTGACCCCTGTTCTTTCTGATGTTAATGGTTCCCAGCCAGAATCTTTATGGTCTGGAGATTTGCATAGATCTGGAACTCGTGTTGCAATATATGCTTCTCCTTTTTTATAAACAATATCCCCTTTATTGTAGGATATACATTTTCCAGAAGCGTCTGTTGCTTTAAATATAGTTGGTGTATTACCCATTTAAAATGTCTTTAAATTCCTCTAAAGTAGTTATCATTTGCTTGATTTTACGTTTACCAAGGAATGAAAATCCTTCTTTGAGATCTGCATCTTGACCCTTATAGGCAGTCTTCAGTTCTTTGATATGTGGGTCCAGCACTTTTGCTAGTCGCTTAAAATGAACGTGCTTGATGCCTTCTCCACGAAGCCATTCCTCGTGATCAATATTCTTTAAACCGTCGTGAATGGCTAGTTCGTAAAAATGGTCAATACGACCTTCAATCACAGCCATGTATTCTATACTCTTCTTTAGAATACGTTCTTGAACGTTGACCTTTTCCTTGTTAGGGTCTTCAACCTTTGCTGGGCGAACCAGACCTTGATGAATAATCTGGTCTACGTTCTTTTTGATCATATCAAGGGTTTCGGGTCGTAGTTTGGCTCCCAGATTCATGATACGGC